CGGTTATCTCTCTATAGTTAACCTAAAGACTAATCTTTAGATAATTAACTTAATAGTGTATATATCTTAATAGTATAATCACTTAATAGTATTATTATCTTAAAGGTATTATAGCTTAATAGCTTTATATCTTAATAGTCTAATCACTTAATAGATATAACTTAATAGATTATGACTAAAGATACTAAAGATAAGCCAAAGAGACCAAGAGGAAACCCAGCACTAAAGAAAGGTGTTTGTCTTAACCCAGCAGGGCGTCCTAAAGGTTCAGTGAACAAATATACTGAACTGAGTAGAGAATTGATGTCTAATAGAGGTCCTGAAATTGTCCAGAAAGTAATAGATATGGCAATGGAAGGAGACAGAACTTGCTTGAAGATGTGTATGGACAGAATATTGCCTACAACTAAAGCAGTAGAATTCAAGAGTGGTAATGATAAGGGTAATGTTGTCATTAACATCGGTGGCTTAGAAAATAAAGTAATAGAAGCCACACAAGAGAAAGAATTAGAGTATGACGAGGGAGTAGAAATTGAAGATGCCCAAGTCGAGAATAAAATAAAAGAGATAAGTAATGGCTAAAGAACTGGATGTTCAACTTCATCCAGCACAGCTAGAAATCTTTAACTCAGAGGCACGATTTAAAGTAGTGTCTGCTGGAAGAAGATTCGGTAAGTCTAGATTAGCTGCCTGGATGTTAATCATTAAGGCACTACAATCAGACAAGAAGGATGTCTTCTATATCGGTCCTACCTTTCAACAAGCCAAAGATATTATGTGGCATATGCTGAAAGAGTTGCTGCACGGCACAGACCTGATAGAACAGACACACGAGAATACTGCTACTATGACTTTAGTCAATGGCAGAAAAATCAGTCTCAAGGGGTCAGATAGACCCGACACACTACGAGGAGTGGGACTGGCATATGTAGTTCTAGATGAGTATGCTTCTATGAAGGTAGAAGTATGGGAACAAATCATCAGACCTACACTGGCAGATGTTAAAGGTGGGGCGTTATTCATCGGTACTCCTGCAGGTAAGAATCATTTCTATGACCTGTGGCAGGAAGCAGATGACCCTAAGAATGAAGATTGGGAGGCATTCCAGTTCAATTCTACAGATAATCCTTTAATTGACCCAGAAGAGATAAAAGTTGCCAGAGAGACTATGTCGACTCAGGCATTCAGACAAGAATTTGAAGCTTCTTTCGTCTCATTCACTGGTGGTATATTTAAGAATGACTGGATTAAATATGATGATGAAGAACCTGAAGAAGGTAATTATGTCATAGCAGTCGACCCAGCAGGTTTTGAGAATGTAGAGAAGGAAAGAGGATTAAAAGGTTCTAAACTAGATGAAACAGCTATTGCAATCGTTAAAATTGATGGTGACCACTGGTGGGTCAAGAATATCCTCCACGGTAGATGGTCTATCAAAGAAACTGCAAGAAAGATTCTCACAGCTGCTATCGAAAATGAAGCAACTACTGTCGGAATTGAAGCAGGGTCGTTAAAGAACGCTATACTACCTTACCTAGAAGACCAGATGAGAGTAGACGGTCGCTGGGTGACAATTACAGATGTAACCCACGGTGGTAAGAAGAAAGCAGATAGAATTACTTGGGCTCTACAGGGAAGACTAGAACACGGTAAGATAACATTTAACCCAGATAAGTCGTATATAGACGATTTAGAGACACAACTAATAGAGTTCCCTACTAGAGGCACTCACGATGATATTATAGATGCGTTGGCATATATCGACCAGGTAAGTGTAGCAGACTTTATGCACACTATAGAACTTGAGGAAGATTGGCAACCAATGGATGAAATGGCAGGATATTAACTTATGGCACAAGAAGAAAACGACTACCAAGCATTATCTAACTGGTTGATGACCAGACTAGACGATTGGCGTGATTTCAGAGATACTAATTATCTTGCTGATTGGGATGCCTATTATCGTACTTGGAGAGGTTTCTGGCAACCAGAGGATATGGTACGTTCTTCTGAGAAGTCTAGAATTATTACACCAGCTCTACAACAAGCAGTAGAAGCTTCAGTAGCTGAATTAGAAGAAGCTACATTCGGTAGAGGTAAGTGGTTCGACATTAAAGATGATATGTTGGACAACGATAAGAGAGATGTAGAATATGTCCGTAATTTACTACAAGAAGATTTAGAAGACACTGGTTGTAAAGATGCTATCTGTGAGACATTCTTAAATGGTGCTATCTATGGTACTGGTATCGCTAAGATAATTGTAGAACAGACTAGTAAATTCAGACCTGTCTCAGTACCTGTAGAGGGTACTATGACTTCTGTGAGACAGATTGAGGAGTATGCTTCTATAGATGTCAAACTAGAAGCAGTATCTCCTAAAGAGTTCTTAATTGACCCAGCAGCGAATACAATCAATGAAGCACTAGGTGTCGCCCACGAAGTATATAAACCTCGTTATATCTTAAATGAAGGCATCGCTAATGGTGTCTATAGAGATGTAAACGTACCTGCAGATGTAGATGAAGTAGACTTCGGTTATGACCCAGAGATTATGCAAGATGCTGGTGACCAGATAAAGATTACAGAGTATTGGGGTAAAATACCTGCTAAATACTTAAATAAAGACGAAACAGAAGATGATTTCGAGTACGATGAAGATGAGTTAGTAGAAGCAGTAGTTACTATCGCTAATGACGCTTATGTTCTAAGAGCAGAAGAGAATCCTTTTATGATGGTAGATAGACCTTTCGTCTCTTACCAACACGATATCGTACCTAATAAGTTCTGGGGTAGAGGAGTATGTGAGAAAGGTTTTAACTCACAGAAAGCACTAGATGCTGAGATGAGAGCTAGAATTGATTCTTTGGCACTAACTACTACACCTATGGTAGCTGCAGATGCTACAAGATTACCTAGAGGTATCAAGTTAGAAGTTAGACCTGGTAAGACTATCCTTACTAATGGTGACCCTAAACAAGCTATTATGCCTCTTAATTTAGGTTCTACTGACCCTAATACGATGCAACAAATTAACCTTCTGCAATCTATGATTCAGATGGGTACTGGAGCTGCGGATGTCTCTAATGTACCAGACAGAGCAACTTCTGCTGGTATGTCGATGATGCAATCAGCATCAATTAAGAGACAGAAACGCACACTAATGAATTTCCAGAATACTTTCCTAGTACCTATGATTAATAAGGCACTATGGAGAAAGATACAATTTGATGTCGAGAGATATCCAGTTGTAGATTATCAGTTTATTCCATACTCTACTATGGGTATTATGGCTAAAGAATTAGAGATGCAACAGATGGTCTCTATGATGCAGTCAGTTCCGAAAGATTCTCCAGCTTTCAATATTCTTTTGTTAGCAATCTTCCAGAACTCTAGTATCCATAATAGAGACCAAATTGTCAATGCACTGTTAGAAGGACTACAACCTAATCCTGAAGCACAACAGATGCAACAGTACCATCACCAATTACAGATGGAGCAGATGAAGGCAGACATTCAGAAGACTTTAGCTGAAGCTCAAGAAGAGATGACTAAAGCGATGAAGAATGCTAAAGAAGCAGGTGCTAGTGGAGACCAACCTAATCAATTAGATATTCAAGAGAGATTAATTAAGTTACAGAAAGAATTAGCACAAATAGATAAGATGAAGGCTGATACAGAAAGCACTAAAGTTGAGACTATGAGAACAGTACCTGAAGTTGACCATCTTAAATCTGAGACAGCACTAAATTATGCTAACGCAAGAAGACAAACAGTTTTACCACAATAGACTAAATTTAACAGAACAGGACGGTTGGAGAGACTTAATTCAAGAATTAAAGAATCTCGAAGACTTGACTAATCAATTAGATAGTGTGGAAAGTGAAAAAGACCTTTGGTTCGCTAGAGGTCAGTTGTCGATTCTAAGACAAATTATTAACTTAGAAGAGGTAACAAAACAGGCGGCAGAAGAACTCGATTTGTAGCTCTGCCATTAGATATTTTACGAAAGTCAAATATCATTTATTAATTCCATAATCCATAAAGGACGGAGAAAAATATGACAAGTATAGTAGTAGACGCAGAAGAGTCGACTGGTTCAGATATTCCTGAATCAACAATCGAACCAACAACAAACGATGCAGTAGAAACATTTGAAGCTGCTGTTGATGATACAGTAGAAGAACAGATAGTAGCTGAAGCTGAAGATTCAACAGAAAATGTAATACCTAATAAGTTTGCTGGTAAGAGTACAGAAGAAATTATAGAGAGTTATCAGAACCTCGAAAAAGAATTGGGTCGTAAGGCACAAGAAGTTGGAGAGTTAAGAAAACTTTCAGATAGTTTCCTTCAAGCACAGATTCAACAAGCACAAT